AGTGGCACACCTAATTTTTTCGCTATTGCGACCTGTGATGATGTGAGTCTCACAGTTTTGCGACCAGGCTTTACGCTTCTATTAGCTGAAGCCACTGTCTGAACAGGGGCGGTCGATTGCTTTGTTTCAGTATTACCAAATTTATGCGGAAAGTCAACTCTAATACGCTTGTCAACTTCTGCATAATACTCGTCAGAACTAGGATCATAACCTTCTTTTTCAGTTAAATCCTTATGTATCTCAAATGCAGTGTATGTCATTGCTCTATCAGTTCCAAACCATGAGTTTTTTGCAGCCCATGCTTCAGCTCTTGGATCCGGATTAATTGGATCATCTTTTTGAGGAATGTTTACATTTCCGCCTTGAGAAAGTTTTACAGGCTTCTCTTCCTGTGTATTAACTTCTCGACCTTGTTTGGCTTGTTCAAGTTTTGCATTCTCAAATGCGAGTGTTGCAATTCTTTTATTAGCTAAAACTTGAGCTTGTGCATCACCAGATTCAATAGCTGCAGCTAATTCTTTTTGTGCTGCTTCCATTCCTGATGCGATAGTTGACTCAAATTTTTTAATGTAATCAGCGTCAGTTTTTTCAAATCTTTTTTCTAATGCTAATCTTTTTTCTTCTACACCTTTAGCGTAATCAAGAGCAGCTTGTTCCCTTCTTTCTGCTTCTCTCATTTTACGAGTTAGTTTCGCAATACGAGCTTGTACACCTTTACTGTAGTCTTCTAGTTCACTATCTTTTTTATCTAACTTTGTTTCTCGTTCGTTTTCAAATGTTTTATCTGTATCTTTATCCGTTGTTTCTGTTTCTTGTTTCGGCGCTTCAGTTTCTACAACCGACTCGTCTTTTACTTCTTCAATATCAACCGTAGCATCAGGTCCTGATGTATCGATGGGTACTGTCTTTTTTTCTTCTTCTGGCATAGTTACTCCTTCCTATGTTTAGAACTCATGCAAGATGTCCTCTGGACTATCAATTGTTGCTAAAACTTCATCGTCGTTTAGCAGACGCATTTCCCCACCATCTATTTTGATTCGGCTACCTGCATATCTTGCAAACATAACCCAATCTTTCTCTTTGCACCACGGACCATCAGGATACCTCTCTTTATCCTTATAACAATCTGGACCCATGGACATAACTAATCCTACTTGTGAAGCAACTTGTTGTTTCTCCAAAGTAGTTTCAGCTAATACTAATCCACCTTTAGTTTTTTCTTTCATTTTAAAAGGTAAAACTAAAAGTCTCCAACCCGTAGGTTTTGGTAATTTTGGCTCTTTTTTTTCTGTAGGTTTTACACCAACAAGTTTATTGTTTGGTGTTAATATCGATGACTGTTCCTTTTTCATTTTGCTCCTTATCATTTAGCAGGTTAGAGAGTTCCTGTCTTGTTGCCTCTAAGGCATTTATTTGTCCTATTATATACTGATATTTTTCCATAGTGTCAACACCTCCAGATGTGACTGTTACAGATAATGCTTCAGTTCTAGTGTTTATAAATCTAAGTAGTCTTTTTATTACGTTTTCTAATTGCATCTTTTCCTTTCTTAGCAATGGATGCAACTTGACTTTTACCCATAACTTTAGCCCGTTGTTCCATAACTGTTAATATTTGTATCTTGCGTGCAAAGGGTTTGTTTACACGTTTTACTTTTGCAACAGTTGCTCTTGCATCTGCTGGGGTTGCAAATTTTATACGGACAGTATCTCTAGGATTCTCGTCCGTATAAAGTCTACGTCCTGACCCTTTAGGCTTTTTACCTGTGCCTTTTTTTGGGTCAGCCATTACGCTTTCTTTTTCATCTTAGCTTTTTTCTTTTTAGCCATGACGAATTTTTTTAATTGTGGAGGGATCTTTCCACCTTTTTTCATGGCAACATTTCTTTTCATCATGCCACCACCCATTTTTGCTTTTCTCATGTTAACATTTCCATCTTCTGCGAGCCTGTCTTAGTCTTGAATTAGGATCTTTTGCGGCTTTAGGAAACTTTTTCATTTGTCCTGCGCTTCTTGCACAAAATGATTTACGTCTTTTAGCAGCTTTAGATCCTGGTTTGACTTTGCCAGTGACCGCTGTTTTTAGTTTTGAGCCGGGATTTGCTCTTCGATATGCAGCCACTCCGGCTCTTGTCATGCCTGCACCTTTTTCCGTTGGACGGAAATTCTTTTTATTTCTTTTGGGCATCTTATCTTGTCTTCTCATTATCTGACTCCCATTCTTCTACCCATAAAACCACCCATCATTGCTTTTTTTCTTTTAGCAAATGTTGGGACATTAGTTGGTTTACCACCTACACCTTGTGCTTTACTTCTCTTTCTTGCAACAGCAGAACGCCTTTGCGATTCTGTCATACTTGCTGCTTTTGCAGCAGGCACGCATTTGGGGTATTTTCTTTTTGATCCACTTGCAGATTTTCTTCCACATTTTTTAAAACCTCCACCTTTTTTCTTAGCGCCAATGTCGACCCAATCTTGTTTAAACCATTCTTTTAAACCGGCCATTAGACCATCCTTGTTTTTTTCTTTCTATTAGGCATGATAGCACCACATCCTCTAGCAACAGCTCCTGATTTTAAACCTTGTCTTCTTAATTTTTCAGCAGCAGCTGCAACTCCACCACCTGCTTTATAGATTCTACCACCCATTGCTTTTCCTGCAGGTTTAGGTCCTCTAAAATCTTTTCTTTTTACACCAGATGGATCTTTAATTTTACCCGCACAAATTTTAGAAGCGTAGGCGTTAGCATATGCTGACGGATACACTTTAAATTTTCTCTTCGCTGCGGCTTTACCTCTAGGACAAAGTTTAGTCATTATTTCCTCGCTGTCTGTTTTGCTCTTTTAAAGTCAGATGCCTTTGGTGCACCCTTTGCACCTTTCTTTCGCATCTTGCCTCCACGTTTTCTTTTAGCGTGTATGTTTGCATATAAACCTTTTCCAGCCATTAAATTATCTTTTTCTTATTTTTGTTTTTCATTTTAGCACCTGCAATTTTATCTGCATAAGTTGGATTAGGATTGTTATCTATTCCTGCTCTTACAGATAAAGTGCCAAATGTTTTTTTAATTTTTTCTACGTTTGATTTTTTTTTAGTTCCAAGTTTTAATCCTACTCTGCCACCTTTAGCTTTTTTTTCTGTTAGGTCTAAACCTTTTTTATCTGCTTCATCAATTATTTTACTTATTTTGTTAACAGTCTTTTTTATACTACCTTTACTTTTAGCAGTTACTTTTTGTTCTGGAGTTAATGGTTTTAAAGCATCATCAACATTTTTAACTGTTTTTTCAAATTCAGTTCGTCTTCTTGTTAAATTCTTTTTAATTTTAGGTACAAGCATTTCGTAAGCATATTTTGAAGTTCTTTTAAACATTATTTTTTTCCTCCGTTTCTAAAAATTTGTGTTCCCTTTATACCATAAATCGACGCTACGACAAGGATCCAGAGATTTGTAAACCATGACGGGAGCTGTGAGAACATGTCAAAAAACAATTTTACCTTGTCCATCGCTGTTGGATCATCCGATATGACTGCATATGCAAGCACCAACACGGGCAAACTGAGAATTATCAAAACTGCCTCGTCCTTCCAGTCTGATTGTCTGGCCTCTAACAGTTTTCCCTGGTAAGATTCCTCACCTCGAGCCATACGTTCTGCATGCATTAGTTGTGCATCAGACATTGCCATTTTCGTTTTCTGCTTGTTAGCGTAAATCTTACTTCCAGCAGAAACGGCTAATTTAATCGCCGATAACCACATAATTAGTACGCTTTAGAGTTTCTTTTTTTCTCTGCTAACATTCTTTTCTGACCGCTAACTGGCATTTCAGGTTTTCCTGTAGCAATATAGTTAAAAGCTTGGTCAGCAGTAGTTTTTGATCTAGGATCTACCTCAATACTTTGCTCTGCAACCTTAACTTCTTTTATTTTATCTAGTTTTTGCATTTATGCTCCTTTTTTTACTCCTTTTATAACACCTTTGTTCTTAGATGCATAGAATATCTTTTCACCTCTCTTTTTACCATACTGTTTCTTCATAGATTTCATAATTTTTTTACCTTTTTTGTTTAATGGCATTATTTTTCACCCGTTACTATTGCTGCTTCCTTAACTCCGGTCTTTGCAAGGCTAACTCCGGCTCTTAATTTAGCTAAATCTTCGTTTTGATCCATTTTATCTTCTGCAATTTCACCTTGTTGCATTAATCTTGCTCTTGCAAGGTCTATTTGAGCTTCATCGTTGTCTTTTTTACGCTCATTTTCCATTGCACGAAGGTCAACTTCTCTAGATTTTAGTTTTAAAAGAGGATCATTATCAAATTGTGACGTAATTTTCTTTTCTTCCTTCATATATTCCTCTGTCATCTCTGCAATCAATACAGATTTTCTAGCTTCGACCTGATTTGTAAGAGCTTGTAGCTGTTGTTGTATCTGTGGGTTCATTGCTGCTTGTTGTTGCATCTGCATCATCTGTTGCATTTGCTCTCTAAACTCTAATTGTACCTGCTCTTGAGCCATAATTGATATATGTTCAAGTATATTTTTTTGTATTGCTGCCATAACCGCAGGATTATTTCTTACAATGTTAGTTGACATAAAATTTAAGTGTGCAGTTATGTGTGCTCTGTGATCTTGACCAGGAAAAGCTTGAAAAGGTTTACCAGCAAGAGCATTTATATGTTCCATACTTGGGTCCATTGGTGCTGTTGGCGCTGGTGGTGGTAACACTGCATCAACATTTTTAACACCGATAGCTTCATACATGTTTCTGTATATTTGATACATGTTGTGTAGTTGTGGATTTGATGTTGCAATTTGTAATTGTGTTTGTGCAAGTGTAATTCTTTGTGACATAGAAAATATATTTGGATCTGCGACTGGCACAACATCTACTCTATCATCAAAATCTGCTTGTTTAACATTTCTTGCGCCACCTACAACATCGTAAGGATATTCTGGTGGTAAATATTGTGATACAACTTTTGCAAGTAATTTAAATTCATCTTTCATCGCTGCATAACATCTTTTGTGTATAGCAGACATAACTCTTGAACCACGTTCTAATAATGCAATCGTTGTTCCTACAGCTGCAGCCTGATTACCATCACCAACTTGCATGTCAGCAATAGCAGCAAACCTTTGTCCTGCTTGTACAACTATACCTAATAAATTTAATAATGTTTGAGAAGGTTCTTTGTACGGCAGTGGAAAGAATGCATCCCTTAAATTACCGCCTGGTGCATCTACATCTTTAAATTCACCTGGTTGTATTGGAGCTGCTTCATCTCTAACTCTAACGCCTCTTTGTTTAAATCCTGCTGGTAAATTTGATAAAGTTCCGGCATCTAATAATTGACGGAGAGCCGCCGTTGCCGTACGACTCAATCCGCCAATCATGTGAATGAGTCCAAAGCCATAAAATCCAAGTCCTGGCAGAAATTTAAAATGGACAAAATATTGGATCTTATTTTTCTTTAGATCATTGGGCGCATAGTTTCTCCGTATAGAGAGAACTAATCGGCTACCTTCTTCAACTGTTACGATGTAAGGTAATTTTATTCCTGTTGGTTCATTGTTTGCACCAACTTCTTCAAAACCTTCTAAGTCTAAATTTACATGACACTCTAACAGAGTGTACATTGTTTCTTGTTTACCAACTTTTTTGGTTCCGTCTAATTCTTTTTCTTTTTTCTCAACAGAGTTTTGTTCTACAGTTGATGGAGGAGATAAATCTACGTCTCTGTAAAAACCATTAACCTGTTGTTTACGTAATTCATTCTCTGACATTTTAATTACGTGTATTATTGATTCTGCATCATCCAAACTTGTTGCTGTGTATGGCACTACTAATTCATCCGCCGGCACAAATTTTGACACAACTCTACCCATTGGCACGTCGTAATAAACTTTTTTAAACGTAGAACCTGCAAGTGGTAAATGAAA